AATGCGCCAGATTAATTTCCACCATCCTTGTGCCGCCGCGTGCGTCACGCTCTAGCATTTTTTGTATCTGGAACGACTGCCGAAGGGCGTTGATTGTTACGGTGGATGCAGACGACAGATCTGCAACACCTGTGCCTTCCAGTTGAGGGTCGTTCCACACGGCTGACGAAGCCGCACCGCTAACGCTTGAATCCCAGCGTGCATCGCTGGTTGTGCTGCTACCGCCTGAGAGTTCCTTCGCAGCGCTTCCGCCAACATCAAAAGTAGGCGGGCCGCCTGCTCCGACTATGCCGTCTAGATCGACAGGAGCGGTTGAGCCCAGGGAGATTGAAACGGCATCGCCTTTTTGTGGGAACGGCAATGCCGAAGTGAAATAATCATGCCGCTTGCCGCGGCGTAGAAGTGTATACAGCGACTGACTGCCGGGATTGTCATCCCGATCTATTAGGGGACTGTCCTGTAAATTTTGGTCGCGAAACCAATCTCGCCAAATAAGGTTGTAACTCCGAGCGTAAAGTGCCGAGAATTCTAAATCTGGCACATCGGGAGGAATGCCCATGTAGTCATGCAGCTCACCTTCGGTGACTCCCGAACTGTTGGCAAACATCGGGACTGTAAAGTCTGTGCTGTCACCGGGGTCGTCCTGAGCGCCCATCATCTTTTCGAAGTTGTCCCATACAAGCCTGAGTGGGACTGCGAAGTAAAACGTGTCCAAGTACATGTTGTCTAGGACGGGCCTTATCGGCGTGTTTAGCCTGGCGAAGTAGGTAGCGTTTAGATTGAAAGTGTCGCCGGGTAGAGCTTCGTCTACTAGTAGCGGGTAAAGATACCCGGCGTCTATTGTACTTTTATGTGCGTGCGATCTATCGAATGAAGATCGCTGTATTTCAGCCGTCGGAACTCGGCTGAATTCGTGTGACATTACTGAGTTTTTGCTCGCTGTCGTCCGTGCCATTTTGGAGACCCATGGGTGGAATTGGTTGCGGGGTCTTGAAGTCTATACCGCGACCGAGCGCGGTAGCAACCTCTGGCGAGAACATCTTGCCCAGGGAATCATCGTATTCCCCGATATGCATGAGGGTGTAGTCCTCTGGGTGGGCGTAGAACTTGCTCTCTGGATTATTGCAGGCGTCTGTGAAGTCCCTGATTGCCTGTCCTGTCGCCGCCATGAAGAAGGGCGGTGAGTAGCACTCTGCTTTGCAATCATGTATGCAAAAGGCTTTTAATATCATCTTTGTATCTCCTATTGGTGTTGGTTATGAAATCTGTTGTGGCTCGCGCGTATGTTGCTTTAAAGCTCTTTTTCTTAGCTTTTCTTTTTGTTGCAGCCTTTCTGGTGTCCGTTCTGACTCTGTTGCTTTTGCTTGCGATAGTCGTTCCTGCTTAGTGAGTTCGTACTCGTGTGGGTCGAAGTCTTCAAAAAGTTTGTCATAGTACCGTGGCGGCTTCTGTGGTCTGCCATTGATGATTACCTCATCGTTGTTGCGTACGGCTTCGCCGTACTTTTCATACCAGTTCTTGCCTATGCCGCCGAGACCTTTTTTTGCGCCTCGACTCATTGTTACGTATTCGGGGACGAGCTGGTAATACTCGTCTGTAAACTCGTCATAGCGCTGGTAATGCTCTTCAGCTTTGGCTCCATTGATTTTTTTTGTGACGTACCGAGCTACGTAGGCCGCTGACTCAAACGTCAGCTTGCCTGTGGAAACATGGCCTTTGCCCCATCGCTCGGCTAGTTCCTCGCTTTTGTATACCCAGTTTCCTTTCTGGTGGAATAGAGGCTCTTTATCGTGGAAGTCATGGTTGAATATGCAGGCATGGTAGTGAGGTCGCCAGGACTGTTCGCCGTATTCGCCGCAATGGTAGAAACGTATAGTTTTGCCGGGGTTAGCTCGTCTGAGCCTTTTCATGAAATCCTGAAAGTCTTTCTTTTTTAGTTGGTTCTGTTGGGGGAGATGCTGATCGTTATAGGTCAACGTTATGTAGCTGTTCTCCGGCCACTGTTGGGCCTCGTGCATGATACGCACGGCCCACTGGCGGGAATACTCAAGGCGACAGCCTATGCAGCGGCCGCAGGGCAATATTGCCTCGGCCTTTGGGTGTAGTGCTTTCTTTTGTATTACTGCTTCCTGTTTTCCTGTCGCTGGATTTGACCAGAAGTACCCATGTAAGGGGTGGAAGCAAGCCATCAGAGGCGATATCCGCCTCTCATCGGGGCTTTAGTCCTGTTTTTAGCGTTCATGCGTCTAGCGCCTTTTTTGAACGTCCTGCGGCTGGTTTTACGGTTCATTCTCTGTCGTTTGCGCATGGTGGTCGCCTCTTTTGCTCGTTTGTGCGGAATTCTTGTTGGGTGGTGTCAGTTAGCCCCATTCCATCAAGGAAGGAATGGGGCAGGCCTGCAGTTAACCAGAAGGCTCTGGCGCCGGCTCCGCCGGGGGTTCTGCAGGGGTCGGCTCCGCCTCTGTTACCGCTGCGGCTGCCGCCTCCGCTACCGCGGCTGCCGCCGCTTCGTCTGTGAGCATGCCGAGTTCCGCCATCTCTAGGCGGTTTTCTGGATTCATAGCGAATGCCAGGTAGTTTTCGGGTGAGTATCCGAAACGTTTGCGTAATGCGCTGGGTAGCTCTGCGAATAGATTCTGAGCCTCGATTACTGTGTTTTTCGCTTCATGGAAGCTTTGCGAGGGTACGTAACCGTACTCTGGCTGTGCTGGGTTTAGCCTGGGAGGTTCACCAGTGGTGACGTATTTAGCCATGATGTTGTTTAGATCCGCGTCTGCCGAAAATTCCTGATGAGTACGATTTTCTTTGCGATCTATATTTATTACGACTCTCTTGCCGCGCTGTTTTGGTTGGTCAGTCATAGTTTTTTACCTTGCCCATCTGGAGGGGGTGAATTGTTTTCCGTGTTTAAGTGTTCGTGTTGGTGGGAATATATTTGTTAGTCCTCTGATTGCTGGTTCTACTGACTTTGCTCCCAACTCTACTTGACGCGCTGTTGTGCCGAGTGCCGAGTCGTAGAATTTAGCGTCTATATCTGCAAGTAAGATTGCTTTTTCTGCTTCTGCGTTGGTTACCCTGGCGATAGCTGCCGCTGTGGATTTTTCTGCGAAGGTTTTCCAGTACTGCTGCTCTATGAGCTTCGCCTGATTGTCTAATACAGTTTCCTCTTTTTGTACTTTTCTGGCTTCCGCTGAAGATTTTGCTGTCTGGCCTATAGTCGAACGGAAAGCACCCAGCCCAGCTGATGCGCTTCCGCCGCCAATGCCGCCACCGACAGCAAGTATAGGGTTTAGACCCGCTTTTTTTAGGTCTTTTACCGCCCACTGGTATTTATTGCGTGCGTAAAATTTTGAGAACGACTGCGCATCGTTCTGTAATGATTTCTGGCCAAGGAAGCTTCCGAAATCGGAAGCACCGCCTAGGCCTAAGTCTGAAGCGAAACCCATTTCTAGAAGTGGTCGATAAGACCAGGGACCGAGAAGACCGGCATTGGCCGTGCGCATCGCATGCTGTACCAGCAGTCAATTTTGAAGTCAGGCTCCTCAGGGGTCGCGACTATTCGGTCTATTGGCGGGTCGTCCTGGATAAAGGTGTCTCCAAGAACCGGTAACGAACCGAATTCTTGTGAGAGGTGCCACACATCTAGTGTGCCTGTTGCGCCTGAGCGCATTTTGCCGCTGATGCGGGAGGGTTTATAGCGGTACTCTGCGAAGCGTTCCTGATATCCCCAGGTCTCTTCGTCTACTCCGGGATCGTTCGACCCTTGAGCGTATATTTCTTTATTTAGTACCGCCTGTTCGCCCAAGTGGGCCAATGCGGGAAAATAGAAGTCGAAGCGTGTTTCCCTGGAGAACTGCCTCTCGAGTCCTTGCTGATAAGTTAAATCGGCTCGCACGTTTACGAGTCCGATGATGATGCAATGTTCTGTAAAAGATTTTGTAAAGCCTGATTGGGCAACGCCCATTGCATAAGCTGCTAGGTCGCCAATGTCTAAGCCATCAAATGAGTTTGAGTTGTTGGCTTCTACTGGTTGAAACTTTATTGGTGTACTGCCACCACCTAGATATTCAGGTCTTTGTAGGCGGAAATCGGGTGTCTGGACTTTGAAATGCGCCAGATTAATTTCCACCATCCTTGTGCCGCCGCGTGCGTCACGCTCTAGCATTTTTTGTATCTGGAACGACTG